ATGTGAGATGGGTAAGTTCTTATGTGAACAAGCAGATTTAAAATTAAAACGAGTTACAACAATTGGTGGTTCAGTTCATCTTGGTGATATGAACAACGAAAAGAAAAATGTAAAGGAGATACTTCGTGTGTGGAATAGTTAGTACTATTGGAGATTATAATGATGAAGTAGTAAATGATATGCTACAACAAATCGACCACAGAGGTAAAGATAATCGAGCTATTTACATGAATGGTAATGTAACTCTTGGACATAATCGTTTAAGTATTAATGATGTAAGTGAATTAGGAAACCAGCCATTTGTTTGGAATGATTATGCACTTGTAGTTAATGGTGAGATATGGAACTATCCACAATTAAGAAAAGAATATGAAGAACGAGGTTATGAATTTTTCAGTAATAGTGATTCAGAAATAATTTTATATCTATACAAAGAAAATGAACTACAAAGATTAGAGGGTATGTTTAGTTTTGTTCTACATGATGCACTTACTAATGAATTAGTTGTATCAAGAGATTGGGTTGGTAAGATTCCATTATACATTTATAATAATGATACAAATGTTTTGATAGCATCTGAAATGAAATCAATTCTAAAAGTATTACCACAAGCAGAATGTAAGTTTGTACCAAAGAATTCAGTAGTAAGAATAAATCAATTGACTGGTAAAGTATTTATTGAGGAAAATTTTTATTGGGGATTTTCCGAGTATGAAGATAAAGTATTTAATCAAGATGAAGTAAATAAAAAAACTTATGAGTTGTTAGATAACGCAGTAGAGAAAAGATTATTAAGTGATGTTAAGATTGCAACTTGTTTGAGTGGTGGTATTGATTCAAGTGTGATTACTTATTTGTTAAGTACAAAGATACCAGATATCGTATCCTATACAGTCAAGTTCGATGAGGATTCAAGAGATTTAATGTTTGCAAGAATGGTTGCAGAACATATTAATATTCCTTTGGTTGAGGTTGAGATACCAAGAGACCCAGAAGAATTAAAAAGAAAATTTTTAGAAGTAATAAAGGTTATAGAATATCCATCAACAGTCCAAATGGAAGTTGGTATTCTACAAAGTTATGTAGCAGAGAGAATGAAAGAGGATGGTGTTAAAGTTGCGTTTAGTGGTGAGGGTTCTGATGAATCATATGGTTCATATGGTACATTTAGAATGTTCAGTAAGAAACCTGATTGGAGTGATGTAAGGAAAAAGTTATTTGAAAAACAATACTATGGTAACTTACTTCGTGGTAACAACATCTTTATGAACTATGGAACTATCGAATTGAGATGTCCTTTTTTCGATACGGATTTTTTAGATTATACTACTAATCTAAATCATCCTGTCCTTGATGAAGGCAATCAATGGAAGAAACCACTTGCGGAAGCATTTCGTGGTTATCTACCAGATGAGGTATGTGACCAAGAGAAAAGGGCATTTCAAAAAGGTACAAACTTTAAAGAGTATATCGAAGATGTAATTTTAAATGATAGAGAAATAAATTTTAGAAATAGAAAAAAATTATTTCATTGTATCGGTGATAACTTTGAAAGAATATTTGGCTTCAAACATAAAGGTATGAGAGATACTCTAAACGGAACTGAGGGTGGATTCGATAAATGGATTTAATTCAAACACCTATAGAAACATATTCACTTAAAGGCATTGATGTAGATGTTAAACGAGATGATTTAGTTGGTGATGGTGATATCTTTCCACGATGGTCAAAGATAGAGGGTATTAGACGAATCATGGAAAGTGATTACATTGATAAATCAAAACCACTAACACACTTATCTGTTTATGGTAGTTGGACAGGTTGGGTTCTATCGCGTTTGTGTCAAGAGTATGGTATAGAATTTATTTCTGCATATCCTAATACTGATAGATTTCCAAAAGTATTATTAGAAAGAGTTAAGGGTAATGGTGGTAAGTTACATCCTATGAGACCAAACATGATGGCTTTTATGCAGAACAAATTAAATACACAAGCAAAAGAAAATGGTTGGCAACAATTACCTGTAGCATTTAATCATCCTTTGTATATTAGTTATATGGGTGAAAGAATGAAAGAAGTTTTAAAAGAAAAAGAATATGATAATCTTGTAGTGAGTATCGGAAGTGGTGTTACTGCAAGTGGATTGATAAAAGAATTTTTAGAGTATGGTGATGATTGGTGGAAGTTAGATTCAGAATCAAGAAAAGTATACTCTATTACGATGAGTGCATTCTCATCAACAAAAAAGATTTTAAATGAGAATCATGCTGGTGATTTGAAAAATGTTATACTTGATAAATCACCTTATGAGTTTGATGATATGATGGATGATTACGAAGTACCATTTGATTGTAATGAGTTTTGGGATAAGAAACAATGGTATTGGTTAGAACAGAATATCGAAACACTAAAGGGTAAGACACTTTTTTGGAATATCGGTGGTTCGTATTTAAAATCAATAGGAAAAAAATAAAAAAAGTACTTGACTTTTATGGTAAAAAAGCCTTATATTAACACTAAATAAATTGGAGATTTACAAACAATATGAAACAATTAACACCTGAACAAATACAACAAAACTATCTGAAATTAAGAGAGATAGTTAATAATACATTTGAGGGTGAACGATTAGAGAAACTAAATAAGATGTATGATTACTTCGAAGATAGGATGTCAGTCGCTCCCGCAAGTGCAAAAGAACATTACCACAACGCAATGGTTGGTGGTTATGTTGACCACATTCTAAACATCGTTGAGTTCTCTCAACAAGTTAGAGATATATGGGAACAAAATGGAGCAGAAATTGATTTTACTAATGAGGAATTAGTATTCGCAGCTCTACATCACGATTTAGGAAAGGTTGGTGATATGGAACATGATTACTATGTTATCAACGAATCCGAATGGCATCGTAAAAATCAAGGTAAGATATATAATCACAACCCAGAGTTACCATTCATGACTGTAACTGATAGGGCATTATTTATTTTACAACACTTCCAAATTCCAATGACATTTAACGAGTATGTTGGATTAAGATTAACTGATGGTTTGTATGAAGATGCAAACGAAAAGTATCTAAAAACTTTCTTACCAGAGACTGGATTGAGAAGTCATATTGCTCGTATTCTACACCAAGCAGATGTTATGGCAACTTTCATTGAGGGTGATGAATGGACACGAGGAGATGTAAAGGCAAAAGAAAAAGTTGCAAAGTCTGTAGGTAATATCAAACAGGCAGTAAAGACAGAAGTAGAAACTAAACTCACAGGTGATTCACCAAAGGATTTATTTGATGAGTTGTTTGGAGAGAAAAAATGATAGTAGAAATAATACTTGGTTGTTTAGCAGTAACATTTGGATATACAAGTTGGAATCTTTTTCAAAAAGTAGAAAGATTAGAGAGTTGGATTGAAGATTATGCAGCAAGATTAACCATAACGAAAAATGTACTCGATGAATTAGATTCAGAGGGTAAGTTCGAATCCGATGATGAAATCGGAACAGTCTTTGAGGGTATCAAAGATACAATTAATGAATTAGAATCCATAACAGAAACGGAGATATAATGCCAAGAAAAGCAGCAAAAGGTTCACCAAGATATTACTTCCATCAAGGAACAGAAGATGCAATCATCAGACACAATAAAGAAACTCGTCCACATATGAGGGAACGAATTTACAATGAACATATCAGAACACCTTTTGAGAAGTTTGCAGAAAATATCATTCATACATTTAAGTTTTATTACTTTGATGTTCCGAGTGAAGATGTTAAACACGAAGTAGTAAGTTTCTTATATATGAATATGCATAAGTTCACAGAGGGTAAGGGTAAGGCATTTAGTTATTTCAGTATTGTTGCTAAGAACTACTTAATTCTACACAACAATAACAATTATAAAAAACTTAAACAAACTGATGGTGAAGAAGCAACTGATTATAAACGAGACCCAATTACTGAAATGAGAAATGATGAGTGGAGTAGTATACAAGTAGAATACTTAGAATCACTTGCAGAATATTGGAGAAATAATCTTACTACAGTCTTTAAACGAAAAAAAGATTTGGATGTTGCTAACTCGGTTGTTGAGTTGATTGATATGAGACATAATATTGAGAACTTTAATAAGAAGGCATTATACATTTTGATTCGTGAGATGACTGGTTCCAACACACAACACATTACTCGTGTTATCAATGTGATGAAGAAACATCATATCAATCTACATAAAAAATTCTTAGCCACTGGTTCAGTAGAAACTACACAAACTGGCAGTTGGTTTGATTAAAGGTTTTGTAATAAACAGATGAGGTAAATGATGGAGTTTACAAGTTACTTAGTAATTGCAGGATTTGCAGTTGCTGGATACTTTTTGGTGAAATACTTTCAACGAGGAGTATAAAATAAAAAAGGGAAGAAAAATTAATCTCTTCCCTTTCTTATATTCATCCGATTAGTACTATTTACGGAATAAACCCACTAACACCAACAATGCGACGAGTCCAGCGAAGCCTGATTCGCCGAATGTGTTGATTATAGATGTTAGGTTACCAATAACATTGACACCGAAGATACCACTTCCAAAGATTACTTCAGAAATCGCACCAATGGCTACAAAAGATAACATTAAATCCGCTAGGTCATTAATGTATCCTTTTACGAGTGTTATGATTTCCTTCATATGGTCTTTCTCCCGTTAGTTATCAATTAAGTCGGATTTTACACCGACATATAATAACTATTGTATATATTTAGAAAAAAAAATTAGTATATAAATATATATAACGATTTTTTCATAGTTTAATATTTATTATTGATATCATACAGGTAAAATTATGGCAATAGATTTCGAAATATTTGAGGGTAAAACCTTATCCGATGTGTTCAAAGACATCTATGATAACTCAACAAGAAACAAACAACAATTAGAAGTATTGATGAAAGAAGTAGTTGGGTTTATCAAAGATGGCGATACGGCCGTACAAATCATTCCTATGTTGAAAGAGTACTTAGAAATCAATGTAAAGAATGATGAACAATTAGTTAAGTTGGCAACCATCGTACAAAGATTAGCACAGGCAGGAAATAAATCAGATTCAGAAGGTGAGTTTGGTTTAACAGATGCCGAAAAAGAACAATTAATGAAAAACATAACCGATACGGTTAGTGAGTTACAAGACCATAATGATAACATAACAGCAAAGTTAAACTAAATGTATAAAAGAAAAAAAGAATCGTCCACAAGGATTGGACCGATTTCAAGTGGATTACAAAGTACAGAATCCGTCATTAGATTAGTAAGAGAAATTGCGGCAGATGATGCACTTTTTTATGAAATGGAATCGGTTGAAGTGATAGAGGTACACAACGACCCTACTACTTCTACTTTTCCTAAATTAAAAGATGGAAGTCCAGATTATGGACAAGTTGGTTCTATTCTTGGTAGATATGTTAATTCGGAAGAGGGTAAAAATATTGATTCTTTAAAAACATTTAGTCCATTAAATCCTTTAATCAATACCACACCCGTTATTGGTGAAATGGTTGTTGGTGTAGAGTATTTAGGAAAAAGATATTATATATCTACCTTAAATTTAAAGGGAGACACTACAGAAAATACAAGGCATAATCTTTCACAAGGACCAGTTCTAAATACTTTAAAATCGAATGAGGGATTAACAATTGAAAGAAGTGATGATAGTGATTTATCCACAGGTAAATTTTTTAAAAATTATAAAGATACAGACCCAAGAAGATTATTACCAGAAGATGGTGATGTAATTTTTCAAGGAAGATTTAATCAAGGAATAAGATTTGGTAGTGATATAAAAAACAATAAACTTGAATCATCAAATATATTAATCAGTACAGGTTTAAATAAAGAGGGAGAAACAGGTGATAAGAAAAAAATTGGAGAACCTATTACTGAACTACCAGATAAAGATGGTTCTACTTTATATATCACATCTAAACAAACATTAGATGATAAAAACAAATTAAAATTTACACCTGCAAAAGAATCTGAAGTTACTAAACAATTAGATTCATTTCAAGATAATCAGATTTATATTGGTTCTGATAGAATTATTTTAAATTCAAAATTAGATGATATATTTTTAACAAGTAAAAACAACATTACACTTACATCAACAACATCTACTGTTATCGAAACACCACTAACAAAAGTTGGTAGTAATAATGCAAGTAATCCAGTTGCATTTGGTGATGTGGTGGAAGAAGTATTTAATTTGGTATTTTCTATATTAGAAAGTGGATTATTGGCACCAACGGGTCCAGTCAAAGTTGTACCTGGTGCAGGAGATTTAGCATCTGCTAAAGCTGCAGTAGGAAGAATGTTAAGTAAAAAACATTTTACAGAATAATGAGTTGGGAGATATTAAGAGCAGAATTCAAAAAAGGTTTTTATAATGAAGAAGATATGGCAGTAGTAATATCTGATTCATATGATAAATGTGTAAAAACAGGTGGTGGTGGTTCAGCAATGGCACCTGCCACCGGTGATAAAGGTGGATTACTAAGTATGTTAAGTGCCTGTTTTGCATCCTATGGTACTATGCCATTCGGAGATGCATTAGATACAGGTTTAACATTATATTGGGCAGGTGCAACTGCAGGACCAGATATTGTTACACCAGGTTCAACAGCAGGTTATGTTAAAAAAGATAATGGTGAATTAGATGATTTTATTGACCAATTAATTGAGGGGTTTGATAATTATCATAAACAGATAATATTTACCTTACCATCAGTACCACCAATTGTTACTGTAGGGTATAAAGTTGATTCATAAAAAAATCATAAAGGAGTGAATAATGACTAAAAAAGACCTTGTAAAAATAATACAAGAAGTTGTAAAACGAGAAGTACAAAAAGAGGTGAAGAAACTATTTATTAAGGAGAATAAATCTTCTTTAAAATCTCTTGCACCAAAACCCAAGAAAGTTACAAAACCAATTCAGAAAAGAGAATCAGTTCAATATACATCTAATGAATCATTGAATAAAGTTCTAAATGAAACAGTTGGTTTAGGTCAGGCTGATGAAATGGATGAGTATCCAACAATGGGTGGCGGAGTATTTGATTCATCAAGAGCTACCGAACTATTAGGATATGGTGATTCAATGAGAGCAGGTGGTGATAAAGAAGCACAAAGAAATATAAACGCTGCAATGACTATGAAAGAGGCAGGAGTTTCTTCAGAACAAGTACCCGAATCATTAGTGAATGCACTTACAAGAGATTATAGTGATTTGATGAAACACGATAAGATGAAGAGTAAAAAATAATGGCTGAAAATGTAACAACATTAACTAATCCATCAGTAAGAACTATCAATGAAGATAGAGATGCTTACTTTGGATTAACTTTTCCACTTACATATAAAAGTGATAATGTTGGATTTTTTCCAAGAGCAAGTACTGTTATTGAACAGGCATCTTCTAACATAAAAAATCTCTTATTAACACGAAAAGGGGAAAGAGTTGCACAACCAAATTTTGGATGTAATTTGTGGAATATTTTATTTGAACAAATAACACCAGATACATTTGATAATGTTAAAGAAACAATTATAGAGGCAATGGGAATATGGTTACCTTATATCTCTGTAGAGAATATTAATGTTTTTACAGAGAATAGTAATCCAAATACCATTATTGTAAATTTAGAATTTAGTGTTAGTGTTAATGATGAACGAGTACCAGAATCAATTACATTTACATTTAATACTGGTCAATAACAAGGAGTACGATAATGCCAATAGAAGCAGAATACGGAACGAATAAAAAAACAGAAAAAAAGAAAATCCAATATATTGGTAGAGATTTTAGTTCAATAAGACAAAATCTTATTGAGTTTGCTAAATCATATTATCCTACTGCCTATAATGATTTTAACGAATCATCACCAGGTATGATGTTTATTGAAATGGCATCTTATGTTGGTGATATGTTAAGTTACTATGTAGATAATCAATATCGTGAAACTTTATTACACTCTGCAGAAGAAAAGAAAAATATTTTTAAAATTGCACAATCATTTGGATATAAACCAAGATTAAGCTCACCTGCAAGTGCAATATGTGATGTTAGTATAGAAGTTCCTGCTGTTGCAAGTGGAGATACTTATGTACCAGATTTAGATTATGCAGTAAGATTAGATGCAGATAGTTTATTTTCAAGTAAAGGTGGTAGAACATTTAGATTATTAAGTGATATCAATTTTAAATTCTCATCAAGTTATGATTTAAGAACAGATAAAGTATCACAATTTGATGGTGAAACGCCAACACATTATAGATTAACAAAACAAGCAATACTTGAAAGTGGACAAGAAACATCAGAAACATTTACATTTGGTTCTGCTAAAAAGTTTGATAAAGTTTTATTAAGTAAAGATAATATTATTGAAATTACTTCAGTAGTGGATGATGATGGAAACACTTGGTATGAAGTTCCTTTCTTGGCACAAGATACAGTCTTTACTGATATTGAGAACACTATAGATGCAACACCAGATTCTTCTAATAATTTAAATGCAGCTCCATTTTTATTAAAATTAATAAAAACTGCAAATCGTTTTACTACATACACTCGTAGTGATGGTAAAACAGAATTAAGATTTGGAGCAGGTATTAGTTCAAACGCAGATGAAGAAATTGTTCCAAACCCAGATAATGTTGGTAGTTCATTAAGTACAGGTTTATCAAAATTAGATGCATCCTTTGACCCAAGTAATTTCTTAAAAACAAAAACCTTTGGACAGGCACCAGGTAATATTGCATTAACAGTAACTTACACCTATGGGGGTAGTAATTTAGATAATGTTATGAGTGGTGAATTATCACAGAAAAATAAAATTAATTTTACAATAAATGAAACAAATTTAACAACATCAGTTGTTAAAGAGGTAAAGGATAGTCTTACTATTACAAACCCCGAACCAGCAACAGGTGGAGCAGATGGTGAAACTCCCGAGATGGTTAGACAAAGTGCATTAGCATACTTTAATGCTCAGAATAGAGCAGTAACCAGAGAAGATTATATTACAAGAATATATTCATTACCACAAAAATATGGTGCAATTGCAAAAGCATTTATTGTTCAAGATGAACAATTAGAACTAAATACTCAAGTGATAATGAAACGAGGTAAAATTGTAAGACAACCAGGTGCAACAACAATACCTAATCCACTTGCTTTAAATTTGTATACATTAGGATATAATGCAAGAAAAGAATTAGTTGTTTTAAACGATGTGGTAAAACAAAATTTAAAAACTTATCTTTCACAATATAGAATTTTAACGGATGCAATTAATATTAAAGATGCATACATTGTAAACATTGGTGTAAGATTCAGTATTATCACACAAAGAGGATATAATAAAAATTCAGTATTATTAAAATGTATTGAGGAAGTTAAAAAACACTTTAATATAGATAATTGGCAAATTGGACAACCAATTATATTAGGTGATATTGCATATAAGATTTCATTAGTGGATGGTGTTGCAAGTGTAATTCCACCTGAAGATAATAATCCACAGAAACAAATAGTTGTAATTGAGAATAAATTTAGAAGTTCAGAGGGATATAGTGGACATGTATATGATATTCAAGCAGCAACAAAAGATGGTATTGTATATGCATCTCTTGACCCAAGTATCTTCGAACTAAAATACTCTAATACCGATATCGAGGGTAGAGTAGTAGGGAATGTATAATGTATTATTTTGAATATCCAACAACAGATACCACCTTATTTGAAGGTGGAGTTACTTCTTCAATCAACACTGGTCATGATGAAATTCTTGAAATAAGAAAAAACATGAATTCTGCAGGAACCACAATAAGTGTTTCTCGTATTTTGATGAAATTTGATTATAGTTATATTTCATCATCAGTACAAAGTGGAATAATCCCAAGTGATGCAAAGTATTATTTAAATTTATATGATGCAAGTTCTGAGGAATTAGCATCTGAACAAACCATATATGCATATATTGTTAGTGGTAGTTGGAATGGTGGTACAGGTAAGTTAGATAGTAATCCAGCAATAAGTGATGGTGCAAGTTGGAAGTATCGTGATAATGATACTGGAAAAACTGAATGGGTTGGAGATAGTTTAACTCAAGGTGGAACTTGGTTTACATCAAGTTTAGGTGCGGCATACGAAGTTAGTGCATCACAAACTTTAGTTTATGAAACAGATGATATCAGAATGGATGTTACTGATTTGGTAAAGAATCATATCTATAGTGGTTCAACATATCCAAATTATGGATTTATAATTAAAAGACAAAACCTACATACATCACAAAGTAGATTTAGTATCTTTGACCCAACAACTGCAACAGGTTCTGCAGAACACAACACCGATGTACAAGGACATTTAAAATACTTTTCTCGTGAAACACATACAATCTTTCCACCAAAGTTAGAAGTAGAGTGGGATGATTCAAGTTGGAGTACAGGTAGTTTAAGTGCATTAAGTTCAACAGATTTAGATAGATTAAAAATTTATTTTAATAATTTAAAACCAGAATACAAGGAAAAATCAAAAGTAAAATTTAGATTCACTGGTCGTGAACTATATCCTACTCGTGGATTCGATACAACACCAGCAGCATTGACTGTAAAATATTTACCAAGTGGAAGTAGAAGTTTAACACAAGGTACTTATTACTCAGTATTAGATGCTACAAGTGAAGATGTAATCATACCATTTGGTACAGGTTCTATTGTGAGTTGTGATTCTACAGGTAATTACTTTAATTTATGGTTAGATGGATTTCAACCAGAAAGACATTATAGATTTCAAATTAAAGTTGTGAGTGGAAGTGGTGCAGACCAAACATCAATGATATATGATGATGATTATTCATTCAAAGTAGTGAGATAAAAATGCCATACATTTTAAATAAAACAGCACGCAGTAAAAGTGAATTTTACAACAATATCTTGGAGGCAGATGAGCAAGAATTCCTAAGAATAAGACAAAAGGAATTACAACGAATGCAAGTATCTGGTTCAAACACAGATGGTACATTTCCAATAAGAGATGAGAATGGTGTATTGCTTTCTTTTCAAGACCCATATAGTGATGATAAAACTAAATCAGTTGATGAACCATATCAATATGTAAGATTAAAATTAAATCAAAAATCAAGTGATATGCAAAGATTTATAAATTTTTTTGGTAATGAAATAGAGTTTGGAGATATCTATCCAAATTATATTGATGATGAGGGAGACCTTGATACCGGTGAAGATATTGAAGTATTAAGAGCAGAACTCAATGCAGATATAGATAGATATAATGATTTAAATACAGAATTACAAAATGCAATCAATAACTTAACTGCTAAAATTGCATCTTTAAATAATCAATCAGCATCCGCTCCTCCTCCTCCTCCTCCTCCTGCTCCTAAACCAA